GCTATTCGGAACCATGGAATCATAACAAGCATCGTAAATACGACGCAGAAGTACAGAAGTATCATTGTCCAAATTATTGACGACCCACTTACGTACTTCGGGAAAATTTTTCTCCTTGAGTGTTTTGATGAGGTCATTTACTTTTACATCACTAAAGTGTGCTAGAATACCACTATCTATCTTTCCACTAACAGAATACCTCTGACACTCATTTAAGACCCTTCTCCAGTCCGGGAAATGTTTGTTAATGAGTTCCGCCAAGACCTTCTTTTCAGCCTCGCACCTTTCCTGGTCCAAGATAGAGTTAAGTCTGGTGAAGAAAGAAGCCTTAATCTCCGTAGTTTCTTTACCCTTGATATTAAAATCAATGACCGCACAACGGGAATGGAGAGGCTCGATGATTTTATTTTTATAATTACAGGTGAAGATGAACCGGCAATTTTGCGAGAATTCTTCAATTGAAGCCCTAAGCAACAATTGGACATCCGGCGTGGTGTTATCTGCCTCATCAATGATAATGACTTTGTGTTTGGCTTCTGATGAGAGGGATACTGTTGAGGCAAAGTTTTTTGCGTTGTTTCTAACTGTATCAAGGAATCTTCCTTCATCTGATCCGTTGATGACATAAACATCTACTCCTAATTGGGCACAAAGTGCCTTTGCCACTGTTGTCTTCCCACACCCAGCAGGTCCAGAAAGAAGCAGATTAGGCACTTCACCTTTATTTAGAAATTCTCTAAAGGTTTTCTTTATATTCTCTGGAAGAATACAATCTTCAATAGTCTTGGGTCGATACTTTTCGACCCAAAGGAATTCATCCCTCATAATCACTCAAATGTAGAATCAGGTTCTAATGCAATAAAATATGTCAAATTATGATTCTTACTCGTAAATCTTGATAGAAGTTTCTGTGATACAACTACATCATAAGTTCCTGGAAGGATCTTAATATTCTCTACCTTAAAGTTAAAGGTGAATGCAGATTCTGTTTCACCAACAACAATAGAGAAGATATTTGATGTTCCATTCTTCTTATCACGAACAACCAACTTAACAACACCATCTTCACCAACAACAGACAAATCTGGAAGTTGATATAGATTTGCTGCTTTAAGCAACTTGTTCAATTGATCCGTACCAAGATCAAAAGTTACATCCTCACTAGGAAGTTCAATTGCTTTATCTGGTGGAGTAATAATAACATTAGGATCAGCAAAGAAGAACTTGGAACGCATCCGTCCTTCTTTGATTACCACATACCCATCATTTTGAAAATCAAACTCAGGGCTTTTGTAAAGAACATCAATACCATTAAGGAATTGATTAAGATCATAGATACCAAAATCCTTTGGTAGTTCCTCTTCGATAGTAGCCTCTGCAAGGATGTTCTTCATTACACTAATGGTACGAAGTTTATTTCCTTGCTTGAATAGAATAGATTGATTAATCGATGAGAAGTTCTTAAGAATTGATAAAGTGTTTTCAGAAAGTTTCATAACCACGGGTCTCAGTTTCATTTGTTTGGCCGCTGAAATAGTATAGCAGCAGACAGTAGTGCATTGCTTTTAGGATATCTCTCTTGGCAGTACCCTTCTTATCATAACGACTCAAATACTTCAATGCATTTGAGCGACAAAAAGATTCTGCATCACCAACCGATTCAATAAGATCAAGCGTCTGCGTGTTTGATCCTTTAGCAGTATAGTGTCCAGAATATGTTGACATAACATAATCACGGGCATCCTTAAGTGATTTGTCTTCATTATATTTGAAAACACCTGGTTTGTCCAGAGAAGGTGTTGGAGGAGTAGTAAACGAAATGGTATCATTAGAACTTAACCCCAAAACAGTATTTGCTGCGGGATTATAATTAAAATTAATATGATCATCTCCCTCTCCACCCCTCATACCATAACCAATAACAGTATCTCCACCTAAAGTAATAGTATCTGAAGAAACATTTGGATTTCCTGTCATACTAAATCCATCTTTGCTCCAAAATTGTTGACTAGAATCATTCTCACTCATTTCATCATCTCCATAAAGTTCATCATAAAGTAGGCTCCAGGAATTAATCATACATCGCATCCTCCAATTTGTCAAGATCTACATCAGCATCAACCTTATCATAAAGTTCAAGGAATGCCTGCTTAGTGTCATCATCAAATCGATTTACACAAACTTCAATTGCCTTTGCCTTATTATTAAAAATAGAATAGGCACGAACAATATGAACCAAGCGGCGAGTGCTGATGATTTCTTCAATACCGCCATCATAAAAGGTCTTACGAATAATATCTGCCCAATCAGCAAGACGAGCATAGAAATCTGAATCAGAAACATTTACAGAAGAAGCAACACGCTCCAAAATTTTCTTTTCTGTTGCTACTGAAGGATATTGCTGCTCAAATGTTACTGGAAATCTTTCAAGGAATGCTTCATTAAGAACATTAGTTCCAATAAACCTCCCATCCTCAGATCCTTTACCCTTTGTATTGGCAGTAGCAACTACATTAAATCCAGCAGTAGGTTTTACAAACTTACCAATCTTCTTAAGGAAAACGCCATTACCCTCCAGAATAGATTGAAGGCACAGGATCTTATTAGATGCCAAGTCAATCTCATCTAGAAGAAGGACAGCTCCCCTTTCCAGTGCTTCAACAACTGGTCCATTATGCCATACAGTGCTCCCATCAATAAGACGGAACCCACCAAGAAGGTCATCCTCGTCGGTTTCAATTGTAATGTTTACACGAATCAGCTCTCTATTTAGTTGGGCGCAAGCCTGTTCAACACTAAACGTTTTACCATTACCGGAAAGTCCTGTAATGAACGTAGGATAGAAAATACCGGATTTGAGAATCGACTTAATATCGTTAAAAGGACCAAACTTGACGAAGGTATCATCTCTTTCTGGAATAAGATTTTGTTGTACTTGAGGATCAACGGCAGGAGCATTAAAAGAATTTTCAATCTTCTTAACCACTTCTGTTGTTACTTCTAGATTCCATTTGCCGCGGCCAACTTTATATTGCTCCAATCGTTTTGTTACTGTCTGGTATGATACTCCAGTAGAAGCGCAGTATCCACGAATATCAGCAGCAGTAAATTCTACACCATATGTATTTCTGAGTTCATTAACCATTTGATCGTCAGACATTTTCAAAGTGCGAGGCATGATGTGTGCGTTTCAATAAACATATTATAAGGCAAAAAGGGGAAGTCTAGGACTCTTTGTGGTCACTTCGTATATTGTCTTCCCATATTTATATTTCTTGATCTATAAGAGTAGAAAGTGGATTAGGGACACTTTCTAAAGTGATAGAATTTCTAACAATAATCTCCTTATCTAATCTTTCCAATGCAATATCATTATATTGTTGAGATACATCAATGCCAATATAATTTCTACCTAAACATTTGGCTGCTAATGTTGTAGTTCCACTACCATTAAAAGGATCAAGAACTGTACCATCAGGTGGACAGAAACATTCTATCATATCGTATGCCAACATATTGGGAAATACTGCTGGATGTTTACTCTTTAATTTACTTTCACCTCCACATGTATTACCGAAAGTCATTACTGTACCAGGACATTTGGTAGGATTTATCTTTACTTTACGTGAACCAGTTCTTCCACTTTTAGTCCTAATATTTGCACCAGTCATTACTTTACCACCATGTTTTGATGGAATCTTTATATTTTCCTTATCAAAATACTGTGGTCGTTTACCTTTTAAAAATATTGGCATATATTCATGATCTACTCTAAATCTTTTCTTCCACCATGCACCTTCAGTTCCTTGCCTATTGTATATGTTACACTCAAATAATCTAAACCCAATGTTATCACACCAATCTACAATAGTTCTGAATGATGTAAGTGACTTAGCAAAATCTTTAGTAGAATCTTGTATAACCATCACACATATTCCACCATCCTTTAATACTCGGAGTAATTGTTCACCAAGTCCATGTAAATCTAATTCATAACCATTATAATCCCTAAGTGCATCATAAGGTGGAGATGTAACAACCATATCAATACACTCATCAGGAAGTGTTTTAAGATATGGTATATTATCACTGCAAATAATTTTGTTGACTGTGATTTGCATTCTTTTCTGCACGTTGTAAGTATTCTACTGCTAATTGAAGTGATTGTAAAGTGTCACCTAAATTTCCCATTCCTGTATTGCATTGTTTGCACACCCATCCGCGAAAATCACCAGTATCATGACAATGATCTAACTGCCAATTGCGTGTAACTGGTTTACCACAACATTCACAAGGTTGACCAAAATCCGGTGGTCTAACGTCCTTAAATTTCTTTTTAATTGTTGACCTTTCTTTACTTCTTATCTTTTGACAACAAATACAATTAGTGTTGGTCATTAGCCTATAACCATTATCTGTATGCCTATTTTTATAAAAAGTAAATTCAGTATTTTCTTTTAATATACCACATACAGAGCACTCTGTAGTGCCTGGTGGAATATTAGTCAAATCACGTTTAGACATAATAAAAAATTTATCTATACTAATATAGTATCACATATGATTATTATACATTATACTTCTTAATATTTCTTGATACTATCTTCCCACTCCTTAAATGATGATTGGCAGTCAGGTGGTTCAGGATCTTTTATCCCTTTCATCTTTTTCCATTTGTTATGCAATGCTCCCATCATCCAGGACTGAGCAAGACTTTTAGGACCATTCTCAAGCAAATCTAACTCATATCTGGATGAGGTATACCCCTTCATCTCTTCTCTCCAGTTCATACTACCAACTCAATAAACTCACCAAGAACTTTCTTATTTAGTTTTTTGACCTTAAGAGACTTGGCAAATGCTTTCTTAATTTGTGCTTTGGTAGCATCCTCATCAACATCAAATTCAGAGTCCTGAGAAAGTGTTGCAGAAGACATTCCAAAGTATGCATCATATCCAGAAGCCTTTATGTTAAAACTCTTATTCTTTTTCCAGTCCTTCTCAACCAAAATGCGTTCTTTAGTTTCCATAGGATAATGAAGTTTAATAAAATTATTAGCATCACGATTACCAAGAACTCTAATACCAATAAAATTTACCGATGGGAAATTATCTTTCAAATTATTGATAAGAGTTTTAGATAGTTCGTGCCATGCAAATCCAAACTTATATACCCTACCAAGTTTACGATCACGCAAAAAACACTTACTAGAATGAATATTTCTCATTCCCATATAAGGTTCTGATTCCCAATGCCTCTGAACAATTTTATAAAAAGGAATACCATTTGCTTCACCATCTGTTAGAACGATACACTGAACCTTTTCTACTCCATTCTCTTTCTGGAATTGTGGAAGAATCTGATGAAGAGCAACAAATGTCTCATTTAGTGGAGTACCAGAAAGACAAAGTTTTGGTGGATATGTATAGTTGTAGTATTGACGAAAACATGAAGAAATTCTCCAAATATTAATCATCTGTTTCTCCAATTCCCTAGCATTAGATTTGCTAGTAAAAAGATTCATCAAATTAAACTCGTCATCAACACATAACAAACCTTCCTTTGCTTTATAATGTGGCTTGACGTTCTTTTCTTCCCTTTCTCCAGTAATCAAATTTACCTCTGGGCGGCACCATTCCCTAGTAAAAGCATAAACCTCAAATGGAATCTGAACTTTCTTACAA